TAAACATGGCTGACGAGCTAAACATCCCGACCCACCGCTGGTACCAAAAGCGCAACCACATCGCGCTGGCCAAAAAGGACGTTTCTCGTCAGTACATTTACGACAGCGGCATTCAAAAGATTGACGCTTGGATCAATTCGCAGCCTTGGGGCGACGTGTACATCGTCAATCGTCTTAGCCCGAAGATGGTTTTCGACTTTGACGAAAACTACTACCGCACAGACGGCACAGCTACGGACCTTGTCAGTGCTGCCACCCACACGCGGGCAACTTCCGCAACCTATGTCGATGCTAACGGTACTCTGCAAACTGCTGCAATTAACGAACCCCGCGTAGGCCACCACATCTGGAATGGTTCTGCTTGGGTGGACGAAGGGTACTTGCACGAGAGCGAAGCGCGGACGAACCTTGCAGAGAACTCAAACGGGTTTAACACGGCTAGTTGGTCTTTGTTTGATGGTACTGACACGCTTACGTCCGCTGCCGCAGTTTCTCCTGACGGAAGCGCAAATGCTTGGCTGTTTGCTCCTGACAACACCAACGGCGTACACATTTTGCGAAACCCGCATACGTTCACAGAAAATACGACTTACACCATTTCGGTTTTTATAAAGGCTTCGGGTCGTAGGTATATACAACTTGTTTTTGGGGGGCAGACTTTAGGTTTACCATCATATGATTATAGAAGGGGTGTATTCGACCTTAATGACGGGACAGTACACACAGACCCGACTGACGGTGATGCTCAAATTCAAGCATTTGGTAATGGGTGGTATCGTTGTTCTGTTATTGTTACTACCGCATCCTTTGCTGATCCTGCCGAGTATGAAGCAAACTTAGACATCTACCATGCAGACACGACAAACCCGACGTCAAATACTATTTCTGATGGTAACGGAACAGACGGCATCCTCATCTACGGCGCACAACTCGAAGCAGGCTCCACCCCAAGTTCCTACATCCCCACAGCAGGCGCTGAAGTCACACGCGCTGCGGATGCTATGACAATCCCTGCGGCTAACTTGCCGTGGCCTGAGCCTGTGGTCATTGGGCCTGAGTTTGTGACGAATGGGACGTTTGATACGGATACGGATTGGACGAAGGGGACAGGTTGGACAATTAGTGGCGGTGTTGCTTCTTTTGCCACCGCTGGTTCCGGTGCAAACTTGGGGCAAGCGATCTCAACTGAGGTTGGTAAGGTATACGAAATATCTTGCGATTTATTGTCAACGGACACTGCGCTTAACTATTTTTATGTTTCGGCAATTTTACCCAGTCAGGTTTCACCTGAAATTGGCGTTGATCTTGGCAGAAAGACTTTTGTGTTTGTGGCAGATTCTACAACAACTACTGTTGGACTTCGTGGCTCATCTTTATCCACAGCTACCTTCGACAACGTCTCCGTCCGCGAGATCAACCCCCTCGCAGTCTCTATCCAAATGGAAGGGACGATGACGTATGCTGATACTGGCGAGGTTTCAGCAGCTACCTTTGTTAATTGGGTTTTGGACTCCAACAACGAAATTAGAATTGCGCTTCAAACATTCGCCAGTGATGTGGGCCAAGTGAACTTTCTCCAAGACCAATCTGGATATACTCAAGTCGAGGTTTCCTCGGCCATAGATGCCTACTCCCCCGGCATCAACGTCCCGTTCAACATTGCATCACGTCATGGCTCTACCTTTGTCAATGGTGCGGTCGATGGTACGGCATTCACGGCGAACCTGACACCTACGGCACTGCCATACCTTGAAAACACGGATATGCAGATCGGGTATGACTTCAACGGTACAATCAAACTGGTTCGTGTGTGGGCTGATGATCTGACAGATGAAGGCATAGAGGAGGGATCGTCCAATGTTTGAAGAAGAAACACCCAAGACAGACTTCTACATCAAGCTTGCATCTGAGGCTGATATGCCTACGGTGCTGGCACCCTTCTATCATCAAGACACAGAAACGCTTGTTGACGACGAAACAGGGGAAGAAACTGTTATCAACGTGGGCGATCCGTACATGCTTCTAAGTTGTGCTGACTACGCCATCGACATTGTTGGGATTATAAGCAAGCCCACAGGCAACATCCTGACTGACGCAGAGGGCAACGAGTACCCTGAGCAAGCACCGATAGACGGGTGGCACATCAACATCCGCCTGCTCAATGACACTTTCAGGGAAGTCACTGAAGCGATTGACCTAACCAATGGCACAAGCCCCGTAACGCCCTCACGGGTTTGGCTGTAAGGATTTTACAAAATGGATGAGACGCTACCCCTTGTCGATGCGGTGATGCAATATCTGATTGTCCCGGCGGTCGTGTGGCTGTGGATGCTGCACAAGACGCAAAGCCTGCACGCGACCGACATTGCGGTCCTGCGAGCCGAGGCAATGGCGCGGGATGTGGCGCGAAAAGAGGAGCGCGAGGCCACGGCGGCGCAGCTTGATCAGATCCTTCAAATGTTGCAGACTATCAACGGACGAATAGACAGCATCATGACAAAGGGGGAAAAATGAAACGGATCATCATTCACTGGACCGCAGGCACCAACACCGCCAGCGCGCTAGACAAGCATCACTACCATTTCATCGTCGAAGGCAACGGCAACGTCGTGGCGGGCCGATATAAGCCCGAAGACAACGAAAGCACGGCGACTGACTACGCCCCCCACACACGCAGCCTGAACACCGGTTCGATCGGTGTGTCGTTTGCCGCGATGCACGGTGCCACAGAGCGGCCCTTCATCGCTGGCAAATACCCGATTACCAAGACCCAGATTGACGAGATGGTGAATCTTGTCGCCGACTTGTGTATCCGGTACGGCATCGAAGTATTTCCCCATACGGTTTTGACACATGCCGAAGTCGAAGGCACGCTCAAGATCAAGCAGCGCGGAAAGTGGGACGTGACGTGGTTGCCAGGCATGACGCACCCGGGTCATCCGGAGGCGGTTGGTGATCTTTTGCGAGTAAAGGTGCGGTTAAAGCTGAACGCAATGCGATCGCCCAAGCCAAAGCCAACAATATGGGCCGCGCTGGCTCGGATCTTTGCGAAGTGGGAAAAACCATGATCGGCCCAGTATCCCGCATCATCGCGCGCTACATCGCAAGCGCGCTTGTGACCTATGGCATGTTTGCCGCCCCTGACGCCGCGATGATTGAGCCGGATCTGGCTTTGGCGGTTGGCGCTGTTGTTGGGGCCGCTGTAGAGGGTGCCTACGCCATCGCACGGCGCAAGGGCTGGACCACATGAGGGCTTATCTCTCGGGTATCGTGGCGGCGCTCGTTGGGCTTGTGGCGGCGTTTCTCTACACCAAAGGTCGAAAGGACGCGAATGATGCCAATGAATTACAGGACCACAACGAATACATCGAAGCGCGCAAGCGCATGGATGCTGCCGCTAGCCTTTCTGACGCTGACGTTCAGCGCTGGCTGCATGAGCGCGGTAAGTACAAGCGCGATCTGTGATGGCTCGGCTGCCTTACGCACGGATCATGCGGCGGCTTTATACACGGATGGCGGCCCGCTATCGCAGCGGACCGGCGCGGCGCTGATCGGCGCGATAGACGCAGGCTGTCAGGATGCGTGAAGTCTCGCAAAACCAGCAAGAAGCCTATGACGCGGTGCAAACGCATGGCTCAATCCGCGCAGCGGCGCGGGCGTTGGGAAAAAACTACACTACAATTTATGATGCTTACAATCGGGCGAAAGCGAAAATTGAGCTTGATCCTGGCGTTGCAAGCGCTCTTGACGAAGTTGGCATAGAAGATCCGGCACGGGTGCGCGGCGGATGGCTCAAAACCAAAAACGCCAGCGTTCAATTCTCAATGCCAAAAGCCCAAACAATCGGGATTGAGGATAGCGCAGAGCGCATCAAACTGGCGCTTGGCGGTCTACCCCCGCCAGAACCGATAGAAGCCCCCACAGACGCCGTTTCTAGCTTGCTGACGCTGTATCCTATGCCAGATATCCACGCTGGCCTCAGAACGGACGCACAGACACTGCAAAGCACCGTGGATCGCCTTGTCGGGGGAATGCGGGACTGTGTAAGCAGGTCGCCGAGATCCGGAACGGGCGTGGTGCTGGTGCTTGGCGACATGCTGCATCACAACGACAACGAAAACGCGACGCCCGCCAGCAAGCACGCGCTGGACGTATTGGCGACCATCGAAGAAACAGCCCTTGCGATGATTGAAGGCATTGCGCGGTGCGTTGAGATTGCATTGCTGCATCACAGCAAAATTGTGGTTTCGGTCCTGCGCGGCAACCACGACCGCGACGCTTATTTGATTGTGCTTTATTCGCTGTCCGAGCGTTATCGCAGCCATTCACGAATTGATGTGCAGCGCGATGAAGGAGAGTTCTTTGTTTACCAGCATGGCAAATGCCTGATTGCGGCGCACCACGGCGACAAGGCAAAGCCGGAGCGGCTTGTTATGGCTCTGGCGGATGAATTTCCAGCGCTTTGGGGAGAGACGCGGCACAGGTTTTATTACACCGGCCACCTGCACCACCTCAAGTCTGCCGACATAGGCGGGGTCCAATGGGAGCAACTTCGGGCGGTAACAAAGCGGGACCGATATGCAAAGGATAACGCCTACACCGCGCGGTCGCAGATGCAGGCGATCACCTTTGATGATGATTTAGGCGAGGTCAGCCGCGTTAAGATCGGGCTTTAGAAGCCTTCACTCCCCCAACTCCCCGCCCAGCGCCATGTAACCGCAGGTGTCAACGCTGCTGTCCATATGTGGACCGTTACGCAGCCTAGCGATCTTTAGAAGGGCCATAAGGTGACAAACATCCGCCGGCGATACTTCGTAGCCAAGATATGCAGACCACATTTTGGCAATGGCCCCAAAGTTTTCTCGCGGCGTGCCGTAGTCTTTCTGCCGGTCGCCGTTGATTAGATTGTCGGCCTCGGTCAGAATTTCGGTGCGCTTTGTCAAATCAATCTCCCGTCAATGTTTCGGTGTTCAATTTCTTTCATAAGTTCCTCCGATTTGTCGTAGTTCCTGTGCCGAACGCACGTCTTGTATGCGTTCAGCAAATGTTCGTCGATCATGTCTTGGATCTGGATGATGTTGTTGTGCGTGGCCCACATGCCCCTGCGGGCGTGGGCTTGCGGGTTAGTTATTTGACCACCTCTCGGACGCGGACGCCACCGATCAGAAAGTCATGCGCTTGCTTGGTCCATAGAGCGTCCGAAAGGGCGTTGTGTTCCGTGGTGAACTGCTTGGGAAGGTCGGCTATGCCCAGATCAACCCGCACCTGCTGAACGTCACGGCAAAACATCGGCCAGCCTTTTGGCAGATCCATCATCGTGCCGAACAATTGGCAGAGGGCGACCCAGTCATAAGAACAATAATACGCCCAGAACTCAGGATCGGCCTCGGCAAAATCAACGATCTCCGAAGCGATGGAATCGCGTGGCTTCAACGGTCCTGACAGGTGCGGCAGCACGTTTTTCAGCACCCAATCGCTTGCCTTAGTCCTGTCGGTCTCCATCGGCTCTGCGTAATAGGTCGCGCCGTCTTCACGCACCAAGCCGATAGAAAGCAGTTCGATTGTCTTGCCGTCTTCGATGAACTCTGTGTCAAACCAAATCTTCATGTCGTCTCCTTTGGTGTTTCTGAGGTAAGGGCTGCGTTGATTGCCTGAATGGCATAGCCCTTTGATTTCAGGATCGTCACCGCCTTGGCGTGGGTCATTCCATGGTTTGCCGTGAAGAACGCCGCGCATTCGGCTATCTGCGTCTTCTGATCGGCGGTGTGGCGGTATTCGCTGAGATGGGTCATGTCGTCTCCTTTGCTGCGGCTATGGCGCGGACCGCGTCACAGCAATCATTTGCAAGATAAAATGGACTATCTCCGTTTTCATCGCACCAATCCATTTCATTAGCCATGCTTGCGCATTGGTTTGCAGCCGCTTCCAGCCCCGCTAAATACCCAGCTCGTACAAGGTCGGCGGATAGATCGGCGCGGATGTACTCAACGCAGGTTTCGTTCCCCGTCAATCTGGCATTGAACCAATCTTTTCCATAGTCTAGCCAAATCGTTTTGTATGCGTCTGTCATGTCGTCTCCTTTGCTGCGGCTATGGCGGCGCGAACCTTACGCTCTACAACCACAATATTCATATTAGCGCCTGACAATGCTGCGTCAGCCAATCTCAACGCCTCCACCAGCGCCTTGTTGCTGGCTTCAAGGGCGTCACGTTGAGCCTCTGCCCAAAAGCATCGCTCGGCCCATTCTTCTTTCGTCGCGGCTTCGATTCGTGGGTCATTCATGTGGTGTCTCCTTTGCGGCTTTCTTTGCTGCGGCTGCGGCTTTTGCGCGGGCAGAATTCTCTTGGCGTGCAATGCAGGCGGCCTCATGCTTATCAATTGCATCCGTGCGCATTGCCTCTGCGGATTCGACTGCGGCGTCTTCCGTGCTTCCATGAAAGAAAACTGGGTATGCTTTGTACGGCGCGAACATTGCGACAAACCAAGATCCGCCATCGTGTTCGTCAATCCGCTGGAATACGTGAAGCGCTGCGTTTCTGATTGGGTGTCCGGTCATGTGGTGTCTCCTTTTCATTTCCCATCAAAGCATACGCGCGCGCCAAAGGTGATGCAACACAAATGCAGCCCTTGCGCATCAAAAATTCATATCGTATGTTGTGGGTGTCATTGTTTCCTTTCTCCCAAACTACCCCGCCCAGCTCATCACTGGGCGGGTTTTTTTGTCTTTGCGTTGTGCTTGATGTGTGACGTGTTGCGGTGTAAGTTGTTGCAGACTCAACCAAGATTGGAAAAACCGTGAAAAACAAAGTCATCCACTGCCGTATCGACGACGAACTGCACAACGAAATTGTAAAGGCAGCTCAGGCGTCAGGCTTATCGCTCACTCAATTCATCACTGCCGCAGCTGTTGAAAGGCTGAAAGCACTTGCGCGCTAGCATCCGCCGCGCCTTTGCCGACGATTACTGAATCGCCTATCCCCTCAAGGTAGGCGATCATTTCCTTTTGTTCTGGTGACAGCCTGCCGCCCTTCACCCGCTTCATTTCGACCCACACCCGCCACGCCGGGATGTGAAGATCTGGAATACCGCGCACCACGCCCTCCGCCCGCAATGCTTTGGCCAGATC